CCTGTAAAAGAAGGGCTTCCTCAAATTGAAGTAACGGCTCCAGCTACTACAAGCTCTCCGCTCGTTGTCCCTCCTGTTGTTGTTCCGACAACGACTCCGGTTGATCTGCCAAAGAGTCCTTTGGAAACTGCCGAGCCTGCGCCTGAGACTGAGCCTGAAGAAGAGCCTTTTGTTGAAGCGCCCGTGAAAGAAGGGCTACCTGAAATTGAAGTAACGACTTCGCCACCGGTAAAGCCAGATCTTATTATTCCTCCTGTTGTTGTTCCAACAACGACTCCGGTTGATATGCCCACGCAACCTACCAAGGTAAACGAGCCTCCGCCGGAAGAAAAGGAAGACCCTCTCAAGGGTATGCTGGATAAGCTTGGGGGTCTTGAGGAGTTGCTCAAGCTTCTGGCTGCGTTTGGCGCTACGAGTGGCGGCGGGTCAAAGCCCAAGGGTCCGTTGACTACAGCGACCAAGGACACCGAGTTTGGAGGGGCGCTTCCGAAGTACAAGTATGTTCGCAAGAGCATTACCCCGACCACCGAAGCGAAGACCTACGGGTTCCGCCCTGAGGAGCAGTACTTTGAGTACGTTCTCGAGGAAGAGAAGCCTCCTGAGGAAAAGAAGGACGGACTCGCCAAGGGCGGGTTGGCAGGCTATGCCAAGGGCGGCAGCAAAAAGTCCCGTTATGTGGACGGTCCAGGGTCCGGTCGGGACGACAAGATCCCCGCCCTACTAAGCGACGGGGAGTACGTAATTGACGCGGAAACTCTGGCTCTTTTGGGGGATGGCTCGACTAGGGAGGGGGCACGGCGGATGGATAAATTCCGTGCTAATATCCGAAAGCACAAGGGTCGTGCCCTATCGCGTGGCCAGATTAGTCCGGACGCAAAGTCGCCCGATAAGTACATGGGCGGAGGGTTAGCCTAATGAGTGTTACAGACTTCTTGTTCGATGGGAAAACTCCCACTCCCATTGATTTGACGAGCACCACAAAAATTCAGCTTCCGGAGTGGTATACCGAATATACCACCAACATGCTTTCTAAGGCGAAGGCGTTCTCAGACCTGCCTTATGAAACCTACAAGCGCCCTCGGATTGCAGAATTTACGAAGACCGAAAGGGAAGGTGCTGAGGCTGCGAGGAAGGCGGCAAGATCGTTTGAGCCGTTCACAACAAAGGCTGGCTCTACCCTTGACGAGGCTGCGAAGAGGACTGGAGGCGCGTCTGCGGCAGCTGCTGGTGATTTTGCTAAAGCATCTGGTATGTCTGCTGCTGGCGCAGCCAGGCCCTTTTTTGAAAGGGCGGGTGATGTTTCTTCTTATGGCGCCGCAAAGGATTATTTTTCCGACGCTTCTAGGGCTATCAAAGCCGGCGGGGAAGGTTCCTCATTAGGGGCTGCGCAGAGATATATTGACGCCGCCTCGGAGACATTCCCAGGCGCTGTTGATAAGTACATGAACCCGTACATCAAGGGCGTCGTTGAGCAGATTGGCGACATTGGTATTCGGCAGCTTAAAGAAAAGTACCTACCTGAGATTGGTCAGGAGTTCATTGGCGCCGGTCAATTTGGCGTTGGTCCCGGCAGCACTCGCATGGGCGAGTTTGGCGCTCGTGCATTGCGCGATGTGCAAAGCTCAATTCTTGGCGAGCAGGCTAAGGCGCTGCAAGCCGGGTACGGTCAGGCTGCGGATATCTACGGTAAGGATCTTGCGCGTCTCGTTGAACTTGCCGGACTGTCTGGCAAGTTGAGCGCGGAAGACTACAACCGAATGATTGAAGGCGGTCGCAGCCTTGCGGATATTGGAGCGAAGGCTGGCGCACTGACGAGCGAAGATGCCAACCGCATGCTTGAGATTGGCAAGGCATCTGGCACGCTCACGGCAGAGGATGCGCAAAACCTTACCCGCATTGCGGAGTCTAAGGGCAGGCTTTCGACTGAAGACGCCGCAGCCCTGCGCGAACTGTCTGACAAGTACCTCACGATGGGTCGCGAGACTCAGGACCTTGAGACTAGGGGCGCTAAGACGCTTACGGAAGTTGGCGAGAAAGAGCGCGCAATGGATCAGGCCAATCTTGATCTTGCATACAAGGACTTCCTTGAGCAGCGTGATTATCCGAAGGACATGCTCAAGTTCTTGTCTGACATTCTTTCGGGAGTTAACGTCCCGTCTGTCAAGACGGAGACTCGTCAGGAACTTCCGCCGGGTGCAACTTCTGAAACGGACGTTTCAAAACTTGCTAATGCTTATAAGGTTATTGACGAAATTCTTAAATCACCGACTGGAAGCGCAGTTAAAGATTTCTTGAAGAAAATGCTTGAGAAGGGTGGTTAAGCCATGGCTGAAATCAAGTACAAAAGTCCTGCCAAGAGCCTTCGTGAAATGTACGAGCGTTACATTATCGAGGGTAATGACAACATTCTTGCAAGCCGCAAGAAGAAGTTTAACGTTGCAAAACCGAAAGCAAGGTCTGAAGAACCGGGCTGGGGCGATATCAGTGAGGTTGAAGATGAAGAAGAACTTACTCAAGATCAAGGAAGAGTTATTCAACCTGATGAGGAAGATGAAGACGAACTTGTTGATCAACCTGAAGAAGTTGCCTCAGCAGTTGAAGAGGACGAAGGAGAGCCTGACCAAGCAAAGCAGCAAGCCTCTCGACGTAACCTCTACGAAGAAGAAATCATCAAGCAACTTGAAGAAGCGCAAAAAAAGCTCCTGACGCCAAAGCAGTTGGGTATTGCTGACATTCTTGGCGCTGGCTCCATTAGAAAGTCTGCTGACTTGATCCGCAGTACTCAGGCGGAGAACGAAGAGCGTGCGATGAAGGCGCAAGATCTTGCGCTTGACATTCTCACGCGCAAGTCAAGGAGTGAGCAGGAAAGAATGGCTGCGGAGGAACAGGCAAAACATCGTCAAGACCTTCTTGAGATTCGTAGGCTTGCAGCACAAAGGGCGCCAAAAGATCCGGACATTATTGCAATAGCAAAAAGAACGTACCCAAAGCTTCCTGAAGATCAGGCTATCCAAAAGTATCTTGATGCTAAAAAAGCAAGGCCTACTCCTGCTGCGCCAAGGCAAACCGAGGCGCAGTTGCTCGCATCTTTGCGAGCAAAGAAAAAAAGAGGCCAGCAATTGACTATTGAGGAAGAAGAGTTGCTTTCTGTGCTTACCGATAAAGCAACAAGGAAAAGCAATCTTGAAGCTCTTTTTGAAAGATACGCGCCTCCCGCTCAATAAAGAGGGCTACGATGCCTAACTTCACGGTCATCGGTCCGGACGGAAAGAAATGGAATGTTCCTGCACCTGAAGGGGCAACCCAAGAAGATGCAGAAGAATACGTTCTAAAGTCTAAGTACGGAGTCAGTAAGCCTGCGCCCAGAAAGCAGGAGCCTGCTCGCGTGGACTTTATGCGTGAGGGACAGGCTTCTGCTGCGCCGGCTTCACGACCTTCTGTTAGGCCGACATCGGAAACGCGCCCGGCTCCGGCTGTAGAACGACCTGCTGCGCGACGATCTCCGACGCCATTGAGCGTGACTTCGTTGCTTGTTGAGCCGGCAGCGTCGATGCTGACTGGCGTTTTGAGCCTGCTTCCGTCTTACGCTCGAGGCGCATACGGCCTTGCAAAAGGCGAGTCAGACCCGGAAGCCGCAGCAGCGATTCGCGAAACTCAGCGCAAGATGACGTACGAGCCGCGCAGTGAGATGGGCAAGTTGGGTATGGAGACGATCCGCCCTGCTGCGGAGGTCCTGTCGATTCCGTCGCAAATGATTGGCAAGGGCGTTGAGAAAGTGACCGGCTCCAAGGTTGCCAGTACCGTTGCCGAGGATGTGCTCGGGCCTGAAGTTCTGCTCCCTGGCGCTGTAGCGGCTAGAGGCTTGATGCGCCGCCGTGCGGCAGCGAAGGCTGTCCCTGAAGCTCCGCCTGCCGTAACTCCAGAGCCTCCGCCAGTTGTTGCGCCAGAGCCGCCGCCTCCTGTGGTGCCGGAAGTCAAGGGGAAAAAGGGCAAGAAGCCCAAGGCGTCGAAACTGCCGATGGTTAAAACGCCGGATGAAGTTAACACGCAAGTAGTGAAGTCTGAGATTAATCTTTCTCCAGACCCAGAACTTGAGGCTGCGCGTATCGCAGCGCGTGATCTTCCGGAGAACGTCGTCCCCGGCATGAAGACTGGCGAGCGCGTAGCGCCTACGATTGCTGCGCAGCAAAAAATTACCAATGCTGCAAAAGAGTTGCTGGAGACTGGAGAGGTCAAGATTGACCCCAGCATCCCGCCGTTCTTGCAGGTTGCTAACTTGCTTCAGTCTGGGCGCTTACGTCCAGATGTGTACGTTGACATTCTCAAACGTAATGAGCTGACCCCAGATGAGTTTGCAAAGTCTTACGTTCAAGAAGTTTCGCAGGCTGGTAGAACGCTGCAAATTCTAAGTGACTTTAGGAAATTTACTCGCGAAGCAGAAGATGCCGTCGAAGGCATTAATACCCAGGCAGCGGGTGGAATCATTGATGATCGCGGTATATTTAAACGGGTAGAAGACATTCGTCGCGGACTTATGGTGTCGCAACTTTCGACTGCGGTACGTAATGCTACGGTCGGAGTTGGCAGATCCATTCTTGATACCGGGACAAAGTTGATTGACTACGGTATCCAAAAGGTTACTGGCAAGGTCAACCCAGAGATGCCGTTGACGACGGCAGGCGATGCGTTTGGGCAGGTAATGAACTTACTCAATCCAAAGCAAGCCATGGACTTAACCAAGCGTATCCTTGAGGTTCGCCCCAAGGAGTACGATGAAATGTTCCGTCAGTACAACGCTGGCGTAACGCTTGGCGGTAAAGCTCCGGACATTTTAGGCGGCGCTGAGAAAGCAGTTTATGCGCTTAACGTCTTTAACCGATTCCAAGACAGCGTGATGCGTAGCGCCGTCTTTGCGGATTCTGTTGAGCGCGGGATGAAAGCACGCGGCCTTGACTTCCACGAGGTGATGAAGTCCAACCGAATGGGCGATATCCCAGAGGATATTGTTCAGCGCGGCGTTGAAGACGCCATGGATTTCACATTCTCAAACAAGCCGAAGACAAAGGCTGAGCAAGCCGTTGTTACCGCTATCGATAACATTCCGCTTGCTACAGTGGCAATCCCGTTCCCGCGCTTCTTGGTAAACTCGATGCGCTTTATGACGGAGTACAGCCCCGCTGGCCCGCTGCATCTGCTTAGCAAGAACGAACGGGCTGCGCTCAAGTCAGGCGATACCAGATTGCTATCTAAAGCACTTGCTGGGTCAGGCCTTCTTTACGGGGCATACGCGCTGCGTGACTCAGAATACGCTGGCGAGAAGTGGTACGAGCTGAAGGGTGAAGATGGCAAAACAATCGACATGCGCCCGTATGCGCCGTTCTCTGCGTATCTGTTTGTTGGCGATGTTATAAAGCGCAATCTGGATGGTACGCTGTACGACCTGAAAGGAGCTGATATTACCGAAGCACTTGCCGGCATCGGCTCTGATAAAACCGGGCTACAACTGGTTGACGGGGTGCTTGGCGAATTTAGAAAAGACCCAGAGTTTGGAGCCAAGAAAGCAGAAGACTTTCTTGCGAAGTTAGGCGGCGAATACGCCGGCACATTCTTCATTCCGTTTCAGCAAGTTCGCGATGTCATGGCGGAGTTTTCGCCTGAAGAGGCCAAGGTTCGCCGCGTTACGGAAGAGCCTCTGACTGGCCCAATAACTTCCAAACTTCCTGTCGCTGGACGCGAACTGCCAGAGTCGTTCTCATACACCAACCCGCAGCCTCGGGTTCGCGAGGCTCCTGGGCTTCGTCAGGTTACGGGTGTCACGCAAATCTCTCCAAAGAACGAAGCCGAGAAAGAAATGGATCGGCTTCAGATTAAGGAGTTTGAGATATTCAAGCGCACGGGTAATGCTGATGCCGACAGGCTGATTGCATCGAAGACTTCTCAAATTATCAACGATGTGATTTCAAAGTTTGTCCAAGATCCCGAGTACGCGCTTCTGACTAATAATCAAAAGCGACGCAAGCTCAAAGAGATTTTGTCTGATACAAACTCCTATGCACGGAAAAAAGCCTTAGAAGAAAACCCTGAGGCTTTTGTAGAAGACATAATCAAAAAGTCGCTGAGCAAAGATGAGATTCGCGTTTTAGAAGAGGCAGGGGTCAAGTTCCCAGAAACCAAAGCAAAAGGCGGCGTGGTTTATACCCCCTCCGAAGAACTCTTGCTAAGGCGCTACGCAAGCAGGTAGAGTCAAGCCCATGAAAAAGAAGGACAAGTACACGCCTGTCCAGATCGAGGACGGCAAGTGGTATCGCGTCCGTGGGTATACGCACACGGAGTGTTGCGACTGCGCTTTGGTTCACAAGGAAGAGTTCCGGATGGTCGATGGGCACTTGGAGTGGAGAGCCACCCGAGATGACAAGGCCACCGACAAGCGCCGTAAAGAACTTGGAATAAAGGTGGATCGTGCCAAAGAGAATATCTGACGAAGAGTTCATATCAACTTGGATCAGACTTAAAAAGCCTAATGAAATAGCAAAAGAACTGGGGGTGTCGCAAAGGCCAATGATGTCCCGTCGCCGCAATCTTGAAGCCAAGTACGGGATTGCGCTGCCCACAGTTAACAAGAACAACTCTCAAAGTGATAAAACCCTGAAGGGGCACAGGGTATCCAAGATTGCTGAGGACCGAGCCCGGCGGTACGAATCAGAGATGCTCGATACGCTGGACGAAGGCGTAGTAATGATTGCCTCGGATGCGCACTACTGGCCCGGCATCGTGAGCCCAGCGCATGAAGCGTTCTGTAGATTAGCCAAGAAACTTAGTCCAAAAATGATCGTGCTGAATGGCGACATCTTGGACGGTGCCCGCATCAGCCGGCATGCCCGGATCATGTGGGAAAAGCAGCCTGAACTGAAAGAAGAGATCCATGCCGTGCAAGACCGGTGCGCGGAGATTGAGCGTGCTGCGGGTAATGCGAAGCTCATCAGGACGATTGGCAATCACGATGCCCGCTTTGAGAACTACCTGTCTGGCCGGATTGGCGAGTTTGAAGAAATGACCGGAACTACCCTGCTTGACTATCTGCCTCGGTGGAGAGCGGGCTGGTGCTTGCATTTGAACAGGGAGCAAGATGGTTGGCTTGCGATCCGGCATCGACCTGTATCCGGTGGGATACACGCCTCCTATAACAGCACCCTAAAGGCTGGCGTCTCTTACGTGCACGGGCACCTTCACAAGCTTCAGGTAACGCCCTGGGCGGACTATCGCGGCCGGCGGTATGGTGTAGACGCCGGTACCCTTGCTGAGCCTTACGGGCCTCAGTTCAACTATGCCGAAGCCGGCCCGGTCAACTGGGCGTCGGGCTTTGCGGTCATTACCTTCAAGGGCGGCAAGATGCTTCAGCCCGAGCTGTGCGTGGTCGAGCACGGCAAGGCATGGTTTAGAGGGGAAGAGGTATGACTCGCTGCCAACAGTGCAGGCACTTCATCAAGACCTACGAGGACGAGGGCTGGTGCTCGAACGGTAAGTACTCCGGGTTTATCGAAGTCAAGTTCAACGAAGAGCGGTGCAAGGGAGAAGGCTTCGTTAGGGAAACCGAACTCCCTCTGACTCAGCCTTCTGCGCCTGAAGCGAATCCACATACGCTGTGATGATGGCTTCAATTAACTCATCGTATTGAGTAGGCGTAAAATCAAGGAAGTTGTACACCCCGATAGCCTCAATGAAGTACCCACCGGCAGCGGCTGCGTCGTTGATAGCGGCTTGTTCGTTTGGCGACTTGTCGATCATGTAATCATCCACGCACTTTAGTGAACAAAACCTGGCTGTTCGTCGGGTTTCCCCCGATGGCGGGGAGTACATGAACCCTCTCGCCTCCCGATGACACATCGGGCATAAACCGAAACTCCGTAATCTCTGTGTACTTGCCATTCTTCTGAACCTTGATCTCGGTGGGTTTGAGTAATGCATCTGCATTACCAAGGGCGTCTGCGGTCGAGGTCGGCAGGATGCCGGGACCCTTCATGCGCTTGCGCCACCACTTCACTGCCTTGTCTCGAGGGTAACCCTTGTGGTCGAAGCAGACCCACTCCCGAAACACTTCCATTCCGGATCGATATTCCACGCGCATTGAGTCCGGCTTGCCCGGCTTATTGTGCCGGCGATAGAAGACCGCATTGACCTTCTTCCACTCGGCCGGAGCGTCCACGCTCATAATCGGCAGCGTCGTCGCCGTAGAGGCGATCTCAGGCTCTCTAGGGGGCCAGACATATCCACAGTCGGGACATTCCATGGAGCCCGCAAAAACGATGCTATGGCATTCTGGGCATGTCTTGGTCGGAGCCTCGCCGCCCTCTTCGCTACGCCGGGGCTTCTTGGGATTGACCTTATCCACCGGCCCGTGTCGGGCGACGTTGCCCGCAAAGTCCAGCACCAGGCAGTCCGTCTTGCCGGGCGAGTTACGCATCCCCCGTCCCATGATCTGTATGTACAAGCCGGTTGAGCAGGTAGGTCTAAGCACCGCAAGGAGGTCCACATTCGGGGCGTTGAACCCGGTCGTCAGAACTCCCATGGATGCAATAGCCCGCAGCCTGCCGGCCTTAAAGTCGCGGATGATCTCGTCCCGCTCTACCCTTGGGGTGTCCCCAAAAATGGTTGCACAGTCGATGCTGTGCTTTCCCAGCAGCGAAGCAATGTGGGTGGCGTGACTCACGCCAGAGCAGAAGATCAGCCACGAGCGCCGGTCCTTCCCGTACTCCAGAATCTCCTCCACCACGGCAGCGTTGATGTCGTCCTTGTCAACGGCTTTCTCGAGTTCCCCTTGGATATACTCGCCGCCTCGCATTCCAACCCCGCTCACCCCCAGCTGCGTCTTGGGTTGCTTAGATACCAACTTGGTAAGGAACCCCTCGCGCACCATGTCGGAAAGCGGAGCCTCGTACGAGACCGAATCAAACAGCGCATCCTTGCCGTCGTACAGGAGCCCCGAGTCCAGCCGATATGGTGTAGCAGTTAACCCAATCACCCGCATGTCCGGGTTCATCACCTTCAGGTTGTTCAGAAACTTCTGATACATCGTGTTGGCTTTGCGCGGAATTAGATGCGCTTCGTCAATCAAAACGATATCGACCTTGACGAACTTCGATGCCTTTGAATGCACCGACTGAATCCCACAAAACACAATCGAAGGTTCGTACTCGCGCTTGTTCAACCCGGCGGAGTTGATGCCGGCCGGGGCTTCGGGCCAGAGACTCTTCAGTTCATCGTAGTTCTGCCTGATCAACTCGCGAACGTGCGTCACTACCAGAATCTTCGTATCTGCCCACTGGCCGAGAACCAACCGGCAGAACTCCGCAATCACCAGGCTCTTCCCTGTGCCAGTCGGCAGGACGATGACGGGGTTGCCATCATTCTCCTGCATGTAGCGCATGGTGGCTTCGATGGATTCCTCTTGGTAGTAGCGCAGTTTAATCACGAGTCAAGTTCCTGTTTCGGTAATGATTTAATAATTTCTTTTGCGACATGTTTCACATGTTCAAGTTCTCTGTCAGAGAACGACATGATCAGGCTATATGCATACAAATCTAGTGCTTTCAAAATGATGAGCAAATCTTCTCCGGTGAGTAGCATCGTTGACTCAACGTCGTCGTCTGATACTTCATCTGGATCTATGCTGCGGTGTCTGTCCATACCGATCCGTCCCTCATCAGATACTCAACCCAGTTAGGGCCAGAGTTTATCTGCTCTCCCGGTATCAGATCGGGAACAAACAAGTGGTGTTCGCAGCCTCGTTTCTGCACTTCAAGATCCAAGCTCTTGTTATGCCACTCACATTTCCACCCGCCAGTCGGAAGCGGTGTACTGTGCAAGCAGGTCCTGCACGATTTCTGTCTCGGCATATCGTCGCCGTGGCACATCTGACTAAAGGTGCAGTACTTGCACTCGTGCCATGCCGGGTCGTTCGACAGTTTGCCCGGAGGCTTCGGAGCGAAGATGACGCGCTTCGCCTTCTCAACAAACATCTCCGCCTCTTCTTGTACGTACAACGTACACACACTCATCAGATCGCGAACGCCGGGTGAGGCTGCGGTAAGGTAGTGCTTCTTCGTCCCAAAGAAATGCATGTAGATCTGAGCCTGCGCGTAGTACACGTAGTCCCAGTTCTTCAGCGCGGTGGATTCATCCGTGAAGCGCAACTTCTGCAACTTCTTAAACTTGTTCTCGTTGATGACCTTGCACTCCCAGACGTAGAGTTCGTCCGGGTCTTGCAGGAGACCATCGATAAGCCCGTCGCAGTTGCCGCGAAAGTGCCCGCCGATTGCCTCAAAAGAATGCTGAACACCGGGTTCCTTTTCCGTGGAAAGATTAACGCCAGGCACAAGGCGAAGCATGTCTGCAACTACCTGTTCGCCCCGATGTCCATCATTGATTCGTCGCAGCCCACCGGCTTCGATAAAGCCTCGCCTGACCCAGCGAAAGTTAAACCATAACTTCCGCTCACAAGGGTCTCCCACAGCAGATGCACCAAGGTATCCGCGTGGACTATTTTCTTGCAAAGATTCCATCGCAGCGTCTACAGCGCGCAACGTGAGATCTTCAGTGTCTGGAATCTTGACCATTTCTCCTCCAAGGGGAGGCGCGACATCCGGCAGGTGGGTGGCAATTTAGCAACGGGGGAGTTGCTATCCGGATGCCGCGCCTCTTTGTGTTACTTCTTGTGACGTTCCCACGGCTTCGGCGCAGCGGCCGAGGCAGTGGCAACAGGAGCAGCCTGAGGAGCAGCGGCTGCGGGGGTCGCCCCGTTCAATGGGTAGTACGCAGCTCGTGCGTCAAGACCACCCATCTTGTTTTCCTTGTGGGTAATAGTGACCTTCATAGGCTT